TTAGATAAGGTACTGGCGCATTGTTTTCAACGCATTCTTTTCAAGTCTGCTCACCTGAGCCTGTGATATCTGTATTTCATCTGCAACCTCCATCTGTGTTTTTCCCTGAAAAAACCGAAGCTTTATAATATACCGTTCCCTCTCTCCCAGATGTTTCATTGCTTCTTCCAATGATAAATCTTCTATCCACTTTTCTTCTTTATTCGTCTGATCACTTAACTGATCCATTACATAGAGTGCATCTCCTCCATCATTGTACACCGGTTCCTGAAGGCTCATAGGTACCTGGATTGCATCCAGTGCAAATACAATATCTTCTTTGGATATTCCGATCTCCTCAGCGATTTCCTGTACTGTAGGCTCTTTCTGATTCTTCTTCATATAGTTTTCCTTAGCATAAATTGCCTTGTATGCAGTGTCTCTGAGTGACCGGCTGACTCTTATGGAATTATTATCTCTCATGTACCTTCTGATTTCTCCGATAATCATAGGGATGATGGTTGGAACACGAGAAAGTACCTATTAATATATGCTAAAATGTATGTCTATGTCATCTCCTGTGATAACTACCTTTTCAACGCACTCTTTTAGCACCTTGTTTTTCTCGGAATCCGTCAGTGTATCCCACACGTTGGACATCTCTTTTATTTTCTCTATTTTTTCTCCCCGTCCAGCTTTCTCCCGGATGTCTTCTGCCTTTAGTTCTTCCTGTAGATTTTTCAGTGTTTTTTCTTCTTCCTGGATAACACCAAAAAGCGTATCTGTACCAGAGCTACCGCTTGCATACAATGTGTATAGGCGTTTCAGCTTTGCTTCGCTTAGTGATATCTCTTTTTCTATCATCTTCCTAGTGCTTTCAGATTCATTCTCTTTTTCTTCCACATTAACGATGAATCGTTTAAAGCAGTCCTCTACTTCTTTTTCTACCACATCTGCCCGCACCTTTTTATTCTTGCAAGGGTTCCCTGTATTAGATATATGCTCTTTTTCCTTGTACTGTGAGTAACATACTATCTTGGTATACTTTCCCCACTTCTGCATCCGCATTTTGGTGCCACATTTTCCGCAGTAACACAAACCGGTAAGCATATGCTTGTTGCTTACATAAGCATTTGTGGATCTCTTTTTTATCTCTTCCTGTACTTCGTAGAATAGTTTTTCGTCTATGATTGGTTCATGCAAGCCTTGGTATGTTTTTCCTTTATATTGTATTTTACCTACATAAGCTATTCGCCTAATAATGTTCGATACAAGCTTCTCTGAATGCATCCCGAGGATTTTTTGAATCCTATCACACGAATATCCGTCCCGGAACATCTGAAAGATAGCTTTTACCTTTTCCGCTTCTTCCGGGATGATATGTAATATCCCATCGTTCCTGTCGTACCTATATCCGTACGGTATCGTACCACCACCCATCCACAGTCCACGCTTTACACGCTCCACCATCCCGGCTCTTGTACGCATATAGATAACCTCACGCTCATACTGCCCCATGACCGCATTAACGCCCAGCATCACACGATCCATCGGTGTCTCATTCCGCAAATCCTCTGTAGCCGATACTACCTCTACATTGTATTTTGGTAAGAGCTTACTCACAAGCGTAAGAGTATCTACAACATCACGGCTCATTCTGTCAAGCTTATAGATGTATACTGCCTGTATTTCTCCGGCTTCTGCATCTTCCAGAAGTTTCTGTATGTTCGGTCTTTGGATATTGCTCCCGGAATATCCCCCGTCTACATACCATCTGGCTATCTTCACGCCCCTTTTCTTGGCAAGTTCCTTTATCTTGTCTTCTTGGACATCAAGACCATACTTTTCGGCCTGTGCTTCTGTAGACACTCTCATATAACCTACATTTAATTTTTTCATGTCAATTCTCCTTTCAATTAAAAAAGAATTGACCAAGATTCTATCAAGGTCAATTCTAAAATATCACTTATTTTTTGTCAACTTTTCTGAAAGAATCCTTTTTACCGCCTTGTTATGGATTTCATATTTGGAAAGTTCTTCTTTTGTCACCTGTTTTCCGTTCACATAGATTCTTACCATCCGCATCACTCCTTTTCGGTAGTATTCCCGTGTTTGTGTCTTTTTATTCCGAATAGCCTTTCTGCCATCTTTCCATCGTCATGTTCTCCCCAAAGTATCCACCTATACATTTCATCTAAGACTTTCCTCCGATATCCTTGGAAGTCTTTTCTTGCAATCGGTATCCAGTAACGCTTACTTATATAGTCGTATCCGATTCCCGTGATAAGTGAAAAGAACAATATCCCCGATAAGTCATTATTCGCATTTTGACACCATTTCAGTAATTCAAGCTGATCGTTTCCACGCATCCTCTGACATTCGTTCAACATCTTTTTTTCATCTTCTTCGCTTATGTAGTAGATGTCTTTATGTGCCCCTCTCAGATATTTGTCTCTTACTCCGGCCATTAATCAATCCCTTCCTTTTTGCATATCCTAATACATCACTTTTGACCAAATAGTAGTTTTTCTTTCTTTTTACCGTCTTCTCCTTTGTTTTTTCTTCCAATGCATTCACCATTAAGCGCATCCTCTAACGCCATTTGCATCTACAAAATACCCACTTACTTTAAATATCTTTGCCATGTTTATTCTCACCTTTCTTTAATGATTCCTACCTATCCGTTTCGATTATCTTAATTCAAAATATCTAACAACCTCTCCACTATTAATTTTCTCATCTATATCTTTTAAAGCATCGTCTACACTTTCAAACTTGCATGGGCATATATGTTCTTTCGTAAGATTTATAAAAGAATATGTGCCATCTAATTTATTTTTCATAATCGTTACGACAACTTCATCTTTCAGTCGTTCCACCAACCATCTTCTCATTGTCCGTCCTCCTGTTCCATGCATTTATTGCTTCAACTTTGGAATAAGAGTTTCCAGCTCTGGAAAAGCAATTCCTACATTGCACCCAATATACATCATCATCGATTTTAAGGCTGCGCATTGTCGGAGCTTGATATACTTCTCCTTTTCCGCTACAAAACGGACACGGCTTTAATCTCTTACTGTATTTCATCTCTTTATTCTCCCTTGTATGGTTCCGGCAACGGCATCCATGCAACACAGTTATACATTTCTTGTCCATCATCGCCATATGCCATATATCCCGCTTCGTCTTTACATAGAAGTCCAACTAACATATTTCCTCTATCATCGCAACAAAGTACGGTACCTTTTGGCTTTCTTTCATTACATGGAATCCAGTCGCTTTCTCTTTCTACTACCTCAAAATATTTCTTTCTATCTTCAAGAGCAACGTCCAAATAATAAGAACTATACCCAATGTGATAGCATTTATCACCAACTTCTCTATACTTATTTTCGTAATATGGCTTGTCTCCGTGCATAGTCACTATGGTATCAATGCTCTCTACCTTTATTTTTTCCTGTTCTTCATTTTCCGTTGGTGCATATGTATTATCCATGCTATTCTCCTTTCTCACTCAGTTCTTTTATCTTCTCGTCATATTCTTTAGCTGGAACGGTTATGGCGCACAATCTAACATTGTTTCTATCCACGCCGTGATTTTTGAAATGGCAATCTCTTTTTAGGTTTACATACTTATCGCCGACACAATATGCAAAATCTATCAAGCAGAGCGGGTTCTCTCCTATTATGTAACTCTCTATAATAACTCCGTCCCCATAACCCCTTAAATATTCATAATATGCCCATAGAGGTTTATTTTTGTCTCTTTCATATACGATCTCGCCAGTGTTTCTGTCTACCCAGTACATTTATTCCACCTCTTCATCTGCCGGGAATTGAAAAATGTTTTTCTCCGCAAACGTTTCTAAAAGTTGTTCTATTTCATCTGTTCTCCGAAAACTCATAGCCATAGTGAGTGAGTTCATTCCGTTGTTTCTCATTTTGCACCACGCATACCTGTTTCTACACATTTCCATAGCCTTTTCAGCTTTCGCTTCAGTGGAATATTTAGCGAACTGTAATTCTTTAACCGCTAAGTTATCTGCGTATATTTTAGTTCCTATGTTCGTCAACATCGTTTGTTCATAAGGCATATCATAACATCCATCTTGACTAATTATTCTCATATTTTCTTACCTCTCTTCCGAAAATCTTTCTTGCAATATCCGGCTGAGCATTGTCCACTCATTCCGTAACCGAATCTTATTTTTCCTGCTTGCTTCCAATATTTGCAATTCATACATTTTGCATCTGGCTGTGTAATATTTGCTCCGATTCCGATTCTACTCATCTTCATTCTCCTTTACATAATCCGGGCATTCTTCCATATATTCGTAGCTGTCCAGAGAATCGCACACCATATCACAATGTTCATATTCTTCACATTTCAGACAACAACAGGTGTTCTCCTTATCTACTACACACCAAATTCTGCATCCCATGTACCGCCTCATCCCAATCAATATATCTTCCGCATTCACTACAGTATTTCGGTTTATTATCTTTCGACACTATGTATTCCTTTCCACAGTGCGAGCATTTATAATCAATATCTTCCGTAGAATCGTCCAAGATAATCGGTCGTGTCGGAAGTTTTCCGTATTCTATTAGTGCTTTTCGAAATCCTTCCCAATATGATTCTTCCTTTGTTACTTTTATCTCTCTTTCTTTCACTGCTATATAGACGCATAACATAATAATCACGCAAATAGTAAATACCGTTTTCACAATTTACTCCTTTCTTAATACCATTCAATCCCAGTTCCTGTATCCGCACCATCTTTTATCAACTGTTTAACATTTTTGAATAGTACAGCTTCTATACCGCTACGATATCCATAGATAATATCATCATCATATCCTTTTATAATTTCGTATACAGATTTGCAGTGTTCTGCATCAGCTTCTCCGTGACTGTCGCTCGTGTATAAGAATTCAAGGACCTGTGTATATTTTCCATCGTACTTTTCATCAAGTTCCACGATTTTCTTGTCATACTCTGTGGAAAAGTTCTCTCCTTTGCTAACCAGTACATATCTCCAATCATTAAGTTTTTTATAATGTTCATAGATATCTGGTGCAGTTAACTCCGCTACTTTTACACGAAGTCGGTAGAATCCAGAATAGCTCAAGTCAATGCTGTGATTTTTGCTGTTTATTGTTAATCCCATAACACTCCTCCATCAATCATGTATATCCAGTACAGTAAGGAATCCATCCATGTTATCAGCTACCGCTTTCTTATATTTCTCTTCGAATTTATCATCTTCGACAAATCCATTACCAGTCCACGATTCTCGGGCAATCGCTGATCCGTCTGGCAAAACGCATCCAAAGCATCCGAGATCGTCCAGATTCAAGATGTCTTTCTGTCTTGCTCCGTCAACAAGAATGTATCCATCACGGTATCCCATATTCGGGAAATATGATTCTTCTGTATACGCAAATGGTACTTTTGCATTTCTTTTTAATTCGCTTAACAGTGCAGAATGGAACAGTCTTTCGTTTCTTGGATTGTTTTCCAAATACCCCCAGTTATAATGCTCTCTGTTTTCTGAATCTTCTCCATCTACTTTCAGTTTGAGATAAGCACTGTATCTTCCACCAATCTGATACCAATCCCACGTAAACACCGGATATTCTATTTTTTTCTTCTCATCGTCCGTATCTTCATCGTCTATCGAATCCCAACTATATGGTTCCATAATCTTTTCAATTTCCTTTTCTGTAGGTAATTGTTTAGTTAATAAATGTATACAGTAATGCATAATTTTCTTCCTTTCTCCCGGCAATTGAATACTGACTTTTACATCAATATTCAATTGTCAAGGTACGATAGCTGCTATTTTTAGCTGCTACTCTATTTCTCTTTGTACTTCTGCAAAATCTCTGTAATTGCTTTCATGTGTTCCGCTACTTCCGGCAAATCTTCATCACTGATCCTGTCTAAGCCTTTTCTTTTGAACTCATAAAGGTCATATACTCCGTCTCTTATCTGGCAAAATTCCTCTGCCAGCCCATTCTCTTTCTCGGCATTATAGTTATATTCATAGAATTTTTCATGCCTGTCATGGTCGCCGAATTTATCTGTCGTAATTTTTGTTCTCTTCGGTGTGATTCTGGTAATTGTTGCTGGAATGATGCGATCATGCCTAAAACTTGATATATATCCAGCTCCGACCTCTCTTGCAACACCAACCACATCCCCAACTTTCAATGTGTCTTTGTCTATCTCTTTTAATTCAATATTCATTCCTCTCACCTACCCTGTATAATCTTCAAACCGTTCACACGCCATAAATGCGTATCTGGAATTTACCCATCTCTGCATTCTTTTCAGCTGATCACGCTTCTTCAATTTGTATTTGTCATAAATCATCACATATGGGGCATATCCTAAATCCCTTAGTGTGTATATCCGGTCAAGGTCTTGTTCCAATGTTGTGTTAAATCCGCATAAGACATACACCGTCATCTTCCCTCTGTTCCATCCAGTTAACTTTTGAAACATCTTAAATTTTGGCACTATATTGTCTTTATCCTGGTATCTATCCCACGCAAAATGTATCTGCTTAATCTTCATCTGCTTGATATATTCCGCTTTTTCTTTGGTCATAATCCGAATGTCGCAACCTTGCGAAAAATCTATCCAAGCCTTGCTATCAATAAGTTGTTGGCTCAGATTTTCCCAGTCCTTGCAAGCGAACATATTTGGATCCAGCAAAACGATATTCTTCTGACCATTCCAGAATTCAGACAAATCAGCTACCTTACGGCTTTTCTGTCCCTCTTTTTCTTTCACGATGCAGAAATCGCAACCTCTTGGACATCCTCTTGTCAAGAATCCATATGCCATATTTCTGCATAATTCTGGATACAGGCTGTAATCTGGATAGATGTGTTCAATTTTGTCCGGCAATGACTTGCCACCGGATGGATATTCGTATCCTGTACCGCCCTTAATTATTTCTCCAGCACACACTGGATGAGGATAATCCGGTGTAAAGGTAAATACCTTGCTCATATATACCCTGTCTGGTGGATTTAGCCATGCAGTCAGCGGATCATACCACTCTACTTGATCTCCGTTCTGCTTATGCCATGCCGACAGCTTCATAAGTGGCAGATTTGGAAAATTGTGTCCGTCTACGTCAATTAGTGCTATTCTCATTTCTTCACCTACGCAAATCTTAATTGTTCCTGTGTATCATCTATAATCAAGTTCGGTACTCTCTCGCCGACCTTAAGATACGGACAGTTCGCTTCTCGAAAGGAGCCGATATATCTTTGCCCGGCCGGAGCTCCGTACTCCTTTCTGTTTGTTTTAATCCAACTCTGTATTTTCATCTACAAGATCAATTAAGCCAAGTGGTGAAATATCTTCCAGTTTGTATTGCAGTCCATCACACAGTTCTTTGTGCTCACATTTGTCACAGTCAATTTCTATTGAATTGCAATATTCGGCTAACTCTCTGATTTTCATGTCACTTCACCTCATTTTCTCCTGTGTTCATAGTTACTCCTTTACTACACATCTTCTCTCAGTTAATTCATAGAATTTACCGTTATGTTCGGAACAGTATTTTGCAAGAATCTCTTTATTATTTTCCGAATATTCTTTGTTTGAACCTAATGGGGATTCAATGCGTTCTTCATGTACTATACTTCCTTTTTCATCCTTGATTACTGCATACCACGCAAACTCAACCTCAACTTCTTTTTTCTCATGGTCTGCTTTCCACTGTTTGAGGATTTCAAGTACTTCTCCTGCTTTATCTCTTCGGAAGTTTTGACACGGCATTTTCCCTTTTGCTTCACTAATAGGACATTCAGCACAGACTTCGCTTTCACAACAAATTTTACCTAAAATCTTAGTTGCTTCTTCCGCACTCATTTCTTCTACTGGTTCAAGCATATCTTCATACCAATCGTAAAAGCCGTTATCCTCTTCAATTTTGTATTGATCTTTTTTCACTTCACTAACCGTAACTATCATTCCGTTATACTTCAATGTTTCTGGACTAAAAGTAGATACACAGTGAGCTTTCATATACAAAGGTAAGTTTTCTTTTACTCTTACCTTGTCTCCAACCTTATATTTCATCTTCCTCACCTACGCTTTCGTTGAAATTCCGTTAACTTCTACATAATCTACTGGCAGTACCATGCATTTTCTTCCGTCAACTTCCTTGATTTCTAAATTGCTGATGGAATCTGCATCGATAGTTATCTTCCCCTCTGGAACCTGGATATTAACCACCTTGTTGTCGCAAATGTTACTTGCCATAACAGGCACATTCCCGATGTTCTCCCGGTAAGCACCCTCGAACATTTCCATCTTTTCATCCGGTACACTGCTGTTACAGAATATCTTTTTCAGTTCGTTCCTATCAATTTTGTACGGCTCCGGGTCTTCTGCATGGCGTTCCATCTCTTCGCTAATGCCCTCATAGATGTCTTTCACAATCTTACAGTCTGCATCTTCTCCAAATACATCCCTTAACAACTTACCGAATTTATCTTTCTCTTCATCTGCAGATACCACCAAATCAATTCCAAGTAGCTCACGAACCATTTCTTCTTGTACCTCGGCAGACTTCCGGGTGTAATAGAGTACACTATGTACATCCGTCTGTCTGTCGTTAAATGCCGGGAATAGAAATCCTTTGTCCGGCATATCTACTACCCAATCACGGGTTCTCTCTTCCATCCGTTCATCTTTCCCATTGTAAGTAAGACCGGCTTTTGAAAGCTTCACTGGGCAGATGCAACAAAGAATGAAATCGTATACTTCCTCAGATGCATCTTCCAACATTTCTCCGTCCGATGTCTTTCCCGGTACGTCATATACTGCATGGATAAGTATGATGTAGTAATTCTCAGCACAGTCATAAGACGTAAGAATCTTTTCATAGAATTCGTCCAGTAATGCCGGGTCTCTCAGTTTGCTTTCTCTCAGATTCATTAACAGTTCATGTTCTTCGCCCTCTGGGTCACTGCTCCTACTTTCTTTCGGCTTGTATTCCAGGGTCAACAAGGTCTTTCCGATTTTCCCAGATAAGGTCTTCTTGAAAATATCAAAATACTTAAATGCCTGTTCTTCCGGCAGTGAAAGAAACGCTTCTTCTCTTTCCATGCGTTTCTCTTTTTCTCCATCCACGTAGCATCCGGCTATACGGGTGATCGCACAATTCTCCGGTGTGAACTGTTTTCTGATTTCCAATACTTCTTTTTTATTCACTTTCTATCCCTCCTAAACCAAAACTTTCGTTTCTTCTTTTCTCGTTTCTCTTTCTGCTTTTTAGACCACTCTGCAAGATATTGTTCCTGTTCCTGATCTTCCTGTTCCTGTCGTGTCACTATGTCACCTCTTTCATCAATTCCTCTATATACAGATCCATACTATGAACCAACTTAATACAATTTCCATGCAATGCATGGTTCTTCCATGAATTATATTTCTCATAGAATTTTTCTTCCGTGAGTTTCCAAGCTTTCACGTCTTTCACCAATTTTCGGAATTTCTTTTTGTTCTTCCGCTTATTCTCTCCTGTCAGCTTCCGAATATATTTCCCATCGGCCGTCATATAATGATGGAACCCTAAATATCGCATTCCTTTTCTAAACGGTATGATCTGTGTCTTTCCGTTCAATTCAAGTCCAAGTGTTTTTAGCATTTCTTTGATGCATTCCAAACACCATTTCAAATATTCCTTATCTTGATGAATCAAGTAGAAATCGTCCATATATCTTCCATATTCAGTAATTCCAAGCTCGCCGGTTGCCATACAATCTACTGCATGGACCATAAGCAGTGCATATACCTGTCCGGCTTGATTGCCAAGTGGTAAACCTGGATTCTTGCTACTATCAATCAGTGTATGATTCAGCCATGTTGTGTACGGGTCTGGGAAGAAATAATCTACAATATCTTTCAGTATTTCATGGTCAATTTCGTAAAAGAAATGTCTTATATCGCATTTCAATATCCATCCGTCTACGCCATGTCTCTGATAGAATGATTCCATGTGGTCCCTTAATCCATCTAATGCATACAGTGTTCCTTTTCCTATTTGTCCGGCAGAATTGTATTTTATAAATACATTCTTCAATTTTGGATGCAGAATGTTGTCACAGAGTATGTGTTGCACTACCTTATCTTTAAATGAACATGATTCAATTACTCTTTGTTTCGGCTCATATATTTCGAACCGGTTATACGGAGCAACTGTATATGTCTGATTCTCTAACTGCTCTTTTAGGATATTGATTCCGTCTAAAGCGACATTAGAAAATCTTGCAGTGCTGCTATTAAATTTCTTGCCAGACTTAGCTTTTCGATAAGCGTAATACAGATTCCCATAATCCGTGACAATTTCTCTATCCATTGGTACTCCTTTATATTTACCTCTATGAGGACGGTCCGTTTCCTTTTTGTATCTTTCCCGATTTCGGCTTGATGCCTACTCTGACTCCCTGTTATACAGAATGGGCGCACCCCGTTACTGTTGTTGTAGTTATTGTTGTTGATGTTACCGGACGGAGAAACAACCGCTTAACGGAAACGAACCTAAAGTGTATTTATCTTTGCCGGTCTTTAGTTCTCCATGCAATAGCCATATGTTTTACATCAGATACCAACTTTGACCAATATTCCACGCTTTTTTCACTGATGATATTTAGCTCATAGGACATCTCTATGTAGAAAAGTAGTTCATCGCAATACGTAATTGCTTTCGTCTGCATTTCAAGTCGATCTCTTTTATAATTCTTGATATCCGTTCTATTCGCTTCAAAGAGCATTTCATAGATTTCCATTGACTTATTCTGCATTTTATCAACAAGTGAAAATCTATATTTTTTTGGATATCGGTTGGCATTGCTAGTCACTTTCAATGTATGTGTGGCCAGTTCCTTCGCCTTTTGAATTACTTTCAGATCATTCTCTGCCATTAATCATCATCTTCCTCACAAGATTCAAAGATTGAAGAGGAAAAGATACAAACTGGGCGCACCCCGTTACTGCTGCGGCAGCTACCGTCGCAGAAGTAACCGGACGGAGAAACAACCCGAACAAAGGTGTCATCATTATTACAAGCCGTGCTGTCTGGTGTAAGTGTCCACCACCATTTACCCCTATTCGGCAGGAACTCTCTATACTTCCGGTATTCATCCACGGAAATAAGCGAAACATAATCTCTGCAAGTTCCATATTCCGTCTGACCATCTAACGAAAGTAAATTGCGTTCAAACTCGACCAGTGAATCTGCCCCTAATTCACTTTCAATCTTTTTGCGGAGATCAGTGTTTAACTCATTTCTCAAATCACTGGATTTCCAATCGTTGCAATTATCATCAAACTCTCTGTCTCCTCCGTAAAAATCTTCCGAAATTGCAAAATATCCTTTTTCAAGCTTGTCCAACACCAGCCACTTAATACCGGCAACCTCAATTGTCTTTCCGATTTCCGGCTGATATTTTTTTCTTAACTGTTCAAAAACTTCATTAAGATTTTTAAGGTTTTCTCCGAATTCTTTTAACGTCATCATGTTTTACTCCTCCTCAACTTTGGATACAAAGATATTAGATTTTAATATACAAAATGGGCGCACCCCGCAACTGCGGTTGCAGTAATTGCTGCCGAAGTTACCGGACGGAGAAACAACCGCTACTGAACACTTCCATCCTCTTTCTTTCGTACTCCAAGATGTGCAAGTCCAGTACCAATCCGGGAGGTCTTTGTTTACAAGCAGATCATTGTATTCACGTGCTTCGTCAAATGTCAGAGGTCTTACTTTTGTCAAGAGTTTTCCAAATACTTCCTGTCCATCAACTGTTACTAATCCGGCTTCATTTGTACAAATATTTTCTTCTCCGAATTCATCAGAAAACTCATTGAGAATTTCGCCTTCGCACAGTTCTCTTAATAATGATTTCCTGTATTCCGTACAATCATCATCAAATTTCACATTTTCGCGATATAAGCCTTCTGTAATAACTACAGTGGAATCTTCTTTCTGTTCCAGTACAATGAATCTTCCGATGCCTGTAGCAAACTTCCCACCAATCGGAATATCTTTCAGCATCACTTTGTTTTTCTGGTCTTCTTTCTCGATAGCTGCTACTAATTTCTTTGCTAATTCCAATACATTACTTTTGCTCATTTTTACTTTCCTCCTGTTTCTTCTGCTTTAAGTATTCAAACGGATCCGCATAATGTGACTTCCGTTTAAAATTCTCAATAGCCTGTTCCTGTCGTGTCACAAAGTCACCTCCGAACATCGTTCTTTTTGCTACGTCTTACTATTCTCCGCTTTTTCTTTGTTTCTCCAGGTAATTCAGCTTTAGCACTCGCCCAACTACAGTCTGCCAAAGGACAGATAAAACAGTTTGGATAAGTGCATCCATCCGGTTTTGCCATATTCTTCCTCCTATGTAATAAGCTTTCTTTCTAAATCATTCATGTCATAGTTCCGTCCATCGAAATTATTGAATCCTTTTTTCTCCTGTCCGCTGTCTTCATATTGTCCCTCAGACACTTTTGTGAAGTTGTTCGGTAACACAAACCAGTCGAATGTTATCTTCCAGTTTTTCACTTTCCCTTGTAAGTACTTGCTTTTCTTCACGTTATCCACAGCTTGCAAGACATTTTCCAAACCGTTGCTTTCTAACCTCGCTTGCAAGTTCTGGTATCTCTTAGAAGTCTTCTCTATCTTCTTTACGGGTTTTATCCCGTAGTTTTCCAAATCGTTCCAGGCTTTTATGACAGCTTCAACAGATCCATTGTCTCTTTCCGGCTTTTCTTCCTGTCTGGTCGGCTTATCTTTTTTTTCATTCTTCTGTTCGGTCTGGTATCTTGCGTAGTTATTCACCGTGTATACGGTATATCGGTTTGTGGTTTTGCATGTAACCTCACCTGTTTTTCTAAGATGTGAAAGTGCTGTCCTTAATTCGCTCTCAGACAGCCCTGTTTCTTTCGAAAGAACGGATATCGAAGAGACAAATGATCCTCTTTTAATCTCTTCTCCTCTGAAGCTTGCATCTTTCCAGTTGGCTTTTAATAACATGTGTAAGAATAACCGACACGTCTTTATATCTGGATACCAGTCCCATTCCAGTATTTTTCTGCTAAGTTTTATGTAATTCTCGCTCACACCTCTTCAATATCCACCTCAATTCTCGGATTTTTCTTATCAACATAGAATTCATCCGTGAATCCCACTATGTTTTTCCATCCATCGTCCTGTAAGACTTTGGTATATACTAATGCATCTTGGATACACTTTCGCCCAAATGCGCTCACATTATCCAAATCACGTCTCTTATCCGGTTCATACCATCGGTAATGCATCCGTACCTTTCTTGTTATTCGCAATCTTCCAAATTGCTCATATATAGCTTGTATGACACGGGATTCATTATCTTTCTTCATATCCGCACCCTTGTACCTGTTAGTATTCAGTGCCCGGATATAATCATTCATGTTGTTCAGTTTCCCTTTTATGATTAGTATGTAATGCATTGTATTCCCCCGCATCTTTCCAACTTTTGAATGTCTGTGACATACATTTTCTTTTTTTAAGTGTCGCCCTCGCCCTTGATAAATCTTTATTGACATATTCGTGATACATACTTGTGTCTATTGGGTCACTCGGTATTGGTCTGAATATCCCCTTTCCTGTATTTACGATGCAATCGCCATCACAGTTTGCTTTTTCTATCATTCTCCGTAAAATTCTATCCACATTTGGGTCTGCTGGTCTTTGTATTGCATTCCTATGCCCATCTGATATTCGGATAAAATAGCTTTCTGCCGTCTCTCTATTCTTTCCCACCGCTTTTCTCCTTTCTGCCGGAGTGTGGCTTCTCCGGCCGTGATACAATATCTTGTGCTGTGCATATCGAATGGATGAGATGATATGCGTTAGAACCTGTTAATAGTTCCTTTTGCCACATGAATCTATATTTATTTAGTTACAACCTGTTCTTTCCGAACACCTGTATGAACTCTTCTCTTGTTCCGTAGTGTTCTTCAAAATATCTCTGTGCCATCTGCTTAAGTTCTAAGTCCAATCCCTTGTTTGGGTTCCCGTGTACGCTTTCTGGTGTAAATTCATGTAAATGTGGTGCTAACGGAATCACAAATCCGTATTCTTCCGATTTTTTTCTGTACGGACCATAGAAAATGTGGTGTCTGTGACAGTTTGGACTTCCCGTAAAGTAGCAGTGCTCCATATCGTCAGTGAATACACTTTTAAGTCTTTTCGCCAATCTTCACACCCCACCTTTCTTTCATTTCGCTGATTTGGTTCGGTGTCATAGTCTCTATGCCAAGTTCTTTCGCTTCGTACACAGTCCCGTCAATCAGTTTTGCCATTTCATCGGTATCGTAAGTATGCGAACCTCGCATTACCAAGTTTACCCGGAATACTTTTCCTTTCTGATTGGTGGTTGTCCTAGATGTAGGTTGCAGATGAACAAATTTCACATCGTATGCGTCTATATCATCGTCCAATATGAATGGAACTAATGCACCGTTAATGGTTTCGTACTGTCCGTATTCCGCTATTAGCTTATTCTTTATGTACACCTTGCTGTTCCCGGTCGCATCTGCAATCTTTCCAACCAGTACATGAAAGTAAGAGTTTGCATCGAGACTTCTTTTTTTCTTGTATTCCTTAATCGTTATTGCAATCTGCTTACCTCTAAAGTTCTCAAATGCCTGTCTTGCGTCTTCATTTAGCGTCAGACTGGCTTTCTGCTTATTGGTGGCAAAATCCACCGCTAAGCCATCAAAAGTCCCTGTATAGTCCATTAATCATCACCATACTTTTTCTTAATCGCATTCAGCATCATTGCACATTCTGTTTCTGTAAGTGTGTCCACCGTCTTTCCATTTCCGCATACCCAAGCTTCTAAATCAATGCCGTGTGCCGTACACTGCGTTTTAAGCGTTTTCTTTTTTGCTTCTGATGCAAGATTCTCTCCAGTTCCAGGAATCTGTGCTTCCAGTTTGTTGTATTCTTCTTTCAGCCATAAGTTAAATCCAAGTCCAGTATGAATAGCCACACACTTCACAAACGCTCTGCACATGCTGTTCCATACTCTCTGTTGGCTCATGGAGTTGTCCTTTACTGGATTTGCGCCGTTCATTACTGGTGTCTGCATCTCATACTCTTTATCGTCAATCACAACTTTTATTCGTGTTTCATAACAACGATTTGTATTATTGTTTTTGTCCTTAAACTCGATGTCTGTTTTTCTAAGGCTGCTTCCGGTTTGCGGATCAGGAATTGGCTCCCAATACACCTCGGTAGCACCATTCTGTCTCAGCAGTTCAATACATTTCGCCCAGTTCAAATACGTGAATCCATCTCGTTTTTCGCAATACTGGCTTACATCGACTTTCACTAATTCCTCGTAGCTTTTAAGCGCCATTTATAACATCCTCCTATACATGTCATTCAAGCAATCTTCGCATAGCTTCTCATCGTCTACCGTGTATAGATATTCACCCTCATACATCGGCACACCGCATGAGCTACAGTAAGTTACTGGTTCCGGCTCCGGCGGTATGGTCTTCCAATGGTCATAGCCTTTAATGCTCTCCATCTCCATTCCACCCCATCAGTTTTAAAATCATGTCTCGCTCAATATAGATGTTTTGGCAGGCATATCTTTTCAGTGTGTCCAGTTGCGCTTTCAGGTAGGCATATCCGTATACTGCATTTCCGTAGTCGCTCACGATATCTGTCACTGCATCGGCTACGCTCTGTAAGCTATCTTTTTTCTCTTCTCCCATGTTCAAATCTCCTTTCATGTGTTATAATTTTCTTGAATGTTTTTCTGAGTGCTTGACTGGATTTTCCATCGGCACTCTTTTTTTATACGCATCCGGCTATCATAACCGCCAATGCGTATAGCGTTATCACAAGTGCTATCCTGTAGTAGTTAAGCTTGTCTTCCATGCGCTACCTCCTACCCGATCATAAGTGTCAGCATTGCGATGAATGTGACAAACCATAAGCAACGCCAAAAAATTATTTTTCTTTTCAGCTTGCGGATAATCTCTGTTGCCATTGTCATGTGTGCTTCCTCCTGTTCTTCAGATTTGCGAATTACAGGAGAATGTGTTATAATCAACCTGTATTCGCTAAGCGTTCTTTAGCGGTACACCGCCCTGTCTGGTATGCCAGTACCAGCGGGGCACTTTTTATGTCCCTTTTATCGTCAGACCGATTGTTTCTGACATATATCTATATTCTTTTTATTCTTATTCTTCTTTATATTCTTCTATTGTTGTCAACTGGCTTGCGAATTGATTGTTAATGGATTGTTGTGTGGCTTGCTAACCGTTTTTGCTTGACAAGCAGTTTTTCCTTATTTTTCAAGGGTTTTAGCTTGTCATTTGCTTGTCAACTGGCTTGTCAAAATTTTAGATTTTTTGAAAATTTCTTTAATTTTGGCTTGTCAATTGATTGTTATCTGAGTGACGTTTGGCTTGCGACCAGTTGCCGTTTTCCCCTTATTTTTCAAGGGTTGTGGCTTGCTAAGTGGCTTGCGATTTGACCAAAAATCAACTACCATTTTCACATTTACCTTTTCAATAATTTGAATACATCGAAAAATAAATATTTTTAGGCTTTTTTACTGCCTTTCGTACCTGTTTTTTTCACCTTTTTATGTACGTTATTACCTCCAATGATGTTCCCATTTTTGTCCAGTTCGTCCCAAACATAACGCCCTTTACCTGAGTTCCGCCACTGTGAAAAACCTCTCAATTCTCCGTAGTCAAGCCATTCTTTTATGAGTTTTACATGACTGTCTACCATGCACTGAACGGTAAATTCCATTGTTGTGCCAACTGGAACGGTCTCTGAACATGCAAGGGATATTCTTTCTCCCTGTGGTGTATTTGCCCGGAGCGGTCTCTGACACGTTCCCATATCTCCGTCAAAAATCAGAGGTATTTTGCGTTCTTTCACAAAAATAAGACCGTCAATCTCCTTTTTGTACGCCTTAATTTTTGATGATTCACTACCTTTAACCTTACGGAGCATTCCGCATGAATCTTTGAACATGCCTTTTACCTGGTAGTCATATACGAACGGCTTTCCGTCTTCGTATTTGTGAAAAATCGTCATTGATTTCTCTTCTACTGCATCTACACCCAATGTTGCTACTTCGTCCTCACGGGACGGTGCGTCCGGTGCTTTGGATGCAATATAAGTCCGGTGAATCTCCTTATCCGCACACTGAGAACCTAATACTTCCTCAGTGAACGTAATTCTTACTTTTAGTTCTTTCATGATACTGTTTTCTCCTTTTCAATTTGTTCTGGTTGCTTTACCACTCTACGTTCTTCCTTTTCTTGTCGAAACTGTGCTCAGCTTTTCCGTTTCAGAGCTTCTCTCTTCAATTCCTTATCTTTTCGTGTCTGTTCATGCTGATCTGCTACTTTTAGAATCCGTGCTAAGCGTCACAAAGCCATATCATTTCTTTTCTAATCTCTGCCTATCTTTTCCATCTCAGTTACATTCAGTGCTTAACATTTCAGCTCCATAGCCTCTCAACTCTTGGCTCTTCCATTGCATGTTGTCTTTTCTTCTGGATTCTCCTATACTGTTTATACATGCACTGCCATGCCGAGTAATTCAGAAAAGTGAAAAGGAAAACTAATTAAACTTTGCTCTGGCAGACATCAGCTCAGCCAGAGCTTTTGTCATTTCGACCAATTCCTGACTTTCATAAATAGATGCAACACGTGCTGTTTCTTTCTGCAAAAAGTCGCACAATTCTTCAATGGTTTTATCTACTTTTAAAAGTTTGTCCTGTTCCATGTTGTCACCTCCCTGTATTCAATTTATGTTATGCATTGACTTGTCCAATGTAGTAAAACAGAAGTAATGCCATTGCCAGATTTATTGACATCTGTGAACTGCAAGTCAAATATGGCACTCTCAAGAACAACCAGAACGTTTTTTCGATTTCTGTTACGATAAACGCCACAATCAATGCAGTTATCCCGTATACCGCGCAAATAACCGTTGCAGTTATCATCTTTGTTATCACCCCTTTTTTGTGTTATAATTTTTCAAATACTAAAGAAAAGAGGTTGTATAATGCACGCCATTTTTAATTTCATGCAAGAATTATTCACAAGAGAAAATGTAACTTTTGCTATCGCAGTTTTCGGTGCTGTCGGTACTGCATGGAACTTGTTTCAATCTCGGAGAAAGATAGAATTTATTCCTATCGGCTTCAAGCTGAAAGATGATAATGAACTGATCGTTCACTTCGAAATCATCAATCATTCCAGAATCGCTATATCAATCGTGAATATCTCTTACTTGTATGATGGTGTCCATTACTCATGCTCAAAAGAGCGTGCTATTGGCGAGTCAATTTATCACGAACGAATGCGATTAAAGAACCTAACAGACTTCTATACACAACCTTTTCCGCTACAATTGGTGGGGCTCGGTGGTACTTCGGAATATATTCGATTTGAACTCCCGCCAGAAATTCATCCAGATTTTTCCAAACCTCAGAGTTTTCAAGTATCTTCCAATCGCGGAAAGGCAACTGAAATGAAACTTCTGCTAACTGATTCGGATCCATCCAGTTTACGTAAATATCGTATTCCGACTTTAATCCGTTCGTTCTTTCGAAAGTAGTTTCTACACAATTACCGCTCACTTTCTGGGATATTGGCTTTCCATTACCTAATGGACTGTATTCCACGCTATCACCTCCTAATACCCAATCGCAGTTTAACGATGTTAAACTTTTAGGTAAAAAAATATACCCCATATTCACTTAACCCAATGTCAAGAAATCTCGCCCATGTGTTCATATCTTCTTGTGAAAATTCGGATTTACACTGCAACTTTCTTGATACAGATACTTGGCTTCTTCCGATTTCATCGGCAAAAGCTGACTGTGAACCATATTTTTCAATAATTCTACCTCTAAGTTTGTTATAAGTGTAAGGCATTTGCTTTCCTCCTTTCGTTTGTTTCTGACTATAGTTTAACGCCATTTAACTATTTTGTCAACACTTTAGTTTAAAATAATTAAACTTTTTGTGTTGAAAGTTTAACTTTGTTATGCTACTATATAGAGGAAAGGAGGTATACAAAATGAAGAATGAAATCACAGCGAAACGACTGAAAAAAGCCTTGGATAACAATAATATGATACCACAGGAATTAGCCGAGAAAAGCGAAGTCTCAAAAGCTTCTATCAGCCAATATTTAAGCGGTATGCATGCACCATCGAACATAAGCAGTGGGAAGATGGCAAAGGTACTAAAAGTTGAACCGTTATGGCTTATGGGGTTCGATGTGCCAATGAAAAAAATAGACGCACCGCCCGAAAGTTTAGCAGAGCAAGACGCTAAACTTCTAAAAAAGATAGCTCTTCTAACCGAAAGGGACAGAAAAATTATTATTGATATGGTCGATTCAATGTTAAAAAGAAAGAGCGAGGATTAACCCCACTCTTCCAAAAAAGTTTTTATGAATGTATGCAGATACTTGATTGTATCTGCATCTTTTATGTTTTCTATCATTTTAATAAGTTCTTCTTTGCGTTTTTCTTCATCCACATAAATCCCTCCAATATACCGACACGTCATTCCAGTAGCGATTACCTACATTATAGAACATATGTTTGTTATCTGTCAATGTTTCCACTGATAGCATCTTTTACCACAAGATAGATGTACCGCATTAGGCGAGGGTCACGGATGCCTTTTATCATCCGCTTGATTTCGTTTTCATAAGTATCAGTCCATGTTTTGATGCTCTTGCTGTTCATTTCGTCCTTTCCCATTAGATTACCTCCTATCAATGGCTTGACAAGTGCCATTTTTATTTTATAATTATACATGTAATATTTATATAGATTATAACTCGAAACTATAGTCAAGATGTTGGCTAAAATATCGTATTTTTCTTATTAAAAAGAATGAAAAATAGCCAAGATATTAGCCTTTTCGACAGGATGTGACATAATGTTAACGAAAGAGGAAATGTTGAATAACTTTGCACATAACATCGAAGAAGAGCGGAAAAGCCTTGATTTTACGCAAGTTCTCTTTTCTAAGATGCTGGGTGTGTCTGTGTCCACATACAAAAACATCATTTCACGGAAGACTAATAATCTTGACGTTTTCTTAGCACTAAGGTTGTCGGAACTAACGCACAAACCTATCCCTGATCTCTTAGGGTGTTCTTCTAAGGAATACGAGGTATTGGGAAAGTACAGGCAATTGACCGACAGACAACGTGCGTATATTCTTGGTAAGATGGACTATGAAATCTCTATGAAAGTGTTGGAAACAGATCCCGAAAACATGTTGGATGTTCTATGTCCCACTGGTGAGATGGCTGACGGTATGATATTGGATTCCTCACACGAAGAACGGATATACTGCCCGGAATACATAAAAAAGTACGGTGAGACGTTACATTGTGGTATAAAGATAACGAGCAACCACTTGCTCCCTGTATATGTAAAGGGTGATATCATTTGCATATCCAAAAGAGTACCAAGAAACGGTGATACCGTGATTATTATACACAAAGAAACAGGACGTGCGTATATAAGGCGGTATGTACAGAAAAGTAAGACAAAGTTAGTCCCGATCAACGGCTTCGGTGATGTCATAGAAGTTGATCCGAATAGTTTTGAAGACATGGAACAATGGGTAAGGTTTGGAGTTGTGATTGCGGTATTAAGAAGATAGCATACTATATACTTATTAAAAAGATAATAAGGAGCTGTTGAAATGCGTCCGAGCCAATATCATTACATAAAGCGTGCTGTAACAAGAACTGCTTACAACCGAAAAATGCAGAAGAAACGTGCTAAAAAGCGTAAGAAAGAACTTAGGAAGAAAAAAAGGAAAGAAAGGCTCTATACTTTTCAAAAGAATTCAGAGAAAGCTTCTGTACAACATGATTCTCCTGGATTTAAAATTACAATGCTTGTATTGGGCGAAATTTTCTTTGGAATATTAGCACTCTTTCAGACGATTAATCTTTTCGCAAACTGGACAAGGTGTGTGAAAGAAAATGGTATAATTGGTACTATATTCTTATTCATAATAAATATAGCATTTTTTGGCGGGTTAACATATCTATTCTCATATTTGATAAAAAAAGACAAGAAAAAAGACACTGACACTTTGCAATTTGATAATTGTATATATCATCTTGCAAAAGAAAAATCTCTAACCGATCGTGCCAATGCTGTTCTTGAAAATGAGTACAAAACTCTTGTCGAAGACTTAAACAAATTGGACGTCGAAAGAAAAACTGTTTCAGAAAAAGAAATTAAGATAGATAATACAGAGATTCCATCTGAACGAATTAGCAAAAGGACGAATCAGAATGATGTTCAAAAAACATCAATTTCCAAAAAACATTTTGAGTTCAAATATGCAGTTGTTGAAAATCCAGATCCTTACTTAAAAGAAGCATCAGAACTATTTATCAAAAACGGGAAAGCTTCTGTTGGAATGTTACAAAGAACTTATAAAATTGGTTTTTATCGTGCGGATCGCATTTTGAAACAGCTTGAAAAAATGGGAATTGTCAGTTCTGAGTTCGGGACACATCCAAGAGAAGTTCTTGCATCACCAGAAGATATAGATGCAGCTTTTTCAAATACAACTTTCCGAACGTTTTCCACAGAAGAGAAAGTTAAAAGAGAAGAGAATGAACGCATAAAGGATTTTTCCGATGCTTTCGCTTCTCTGTGTGTTGCAAATTGCGAACTGGACAAAGAGCAAAATTATACAGACGATGTCACTGGAGGAAATGTAAAATATAACGAAAAACGATTTGACAATCTTACGAATGATTCTGTCATAAGTCAAATTGTATCGGATGAAAAAATCAAGGAAGTTTCCGATAAAATCATACATGCATATAGTGAAATTGGATTAATGGTTATGATAGACGGCGTATTATGCACAAACCAATATGTTGTTTTAAAATTAAAACCGATGCATGGAACCAGGATAAATGACATAATTTCCATTCAAAGCTCTATTGAAAGCGAAATTGGAATGAAATCACTAATGAATGTCATGTACAAAAAAGGATATATCGGGATTTTACTCCCAATCTATCATTTTATAGAAAAAGAAAAAAATCCCACTACTGGCGAGTAATCAGTGGTGGGATTTTTAGTATTGTATGCAAAGTGTAATGCTCTTATATTATTTTACGATGCCGGATAAGAGCCAGTAGGTCGTGATAAGTCCTACTTTTCTATCCGGTGTAAGTCCTCTGTTCCTCTGGAATACTTCTACGCACTTCCCGAGGTAGTCTGTCCACCCCTCATTATAAGACAACTTCGTAAAGCCATATACGTCTCTGAGGGTACGTCTAAGCCATCTAATAGCCGTGATACAGTTGTGCGTCTGCCCCGACCATAAGATATGCGTTTTAGCAAAATTCTGTGAGCCGACACCGAATTTGTCATCAACAGACAGTGCGTTAGTATCAAACCCTTTGTTCATGGCTTTCTGCCATTCCCCAACACGGGAATTGTTAAGATAATACCGCTTGTCACCTTTCCAAGATTCATCTACCGGTTTTGCTGTTGTGGTCTGTGTAGAATTCGGTTTCTGCACAGGCTTTGCAGTACCACCAAGATTCTTATACACATAGTTCACATCCACATAACCTGGAATGCCTGGAATAGAACCTCTTGACGTGTACTGCCACATGTCGATTCCGTCTACTCCGGCGGACTTAGAGCCGTAAGATGCAATCCACAGAGAATATCCCCATGTCTGACCGATATAGTTCTTGTACCAAGATGTAGACGCATAGATTCCGGCTTTGTAGCCATGTGCCACCATTGCGTCACAAAATGCTTTTGCATTGGCTTTTGCAACGCCCTGCGTTCCCGGCTGTTCGCTGTCAAAATATACAGGCCATGCCGGGGAATGTCCTTTCAGAAGTCTTAATGCGTGGTTGATTTCTCCCTGTACCGCACCTGTAGTCTTTGCGTAAGAATACAGGTACACACCGTAAGGGATGCCAAGACGCTCACATTCAGATACATTTCTCAGCCATTTTTTGTCATCCTGTCCTGCCTGATCTTGTCCATATCCGCATCTGATGATAGCACCTACAATGCCGGATGCTTTTACTTTCGCCCAGTCGATGTTCCCGTTATGTTCAGAAACATCGACTATCCTATTCAATATATCCCTCCTGTTTTAAGTGTTCTTTCGTTTCTGTAATCTCTGATGCATGATCTTTCACAAACTTTTCTGCATCTGTTTTTTCCATGCTGTAGTGTTCTGCCAATTCGTTTACGGTATAACCGTAGGCACAGCTTTTGATCACTTCGCACATGGTTTCTTCGCTCATAGCTGCCATATTTTTTTCTCCTTCCCTGTTTGATAAGGAAATCATCTCATGTTTTTCGGTTGGCAATGTTCCCCACATTTTTAGGCTAATGCGCACCAGTTAACAATAATAGACACACTTGAATTGTTTCCGTTAACAGTACGAATAACGCAACTACTGGTGGTCGTACTTAAAACCTGCACTCCGAACGATTTTGTGTTTTGTGATCCACCGGAAAGAGATACAAGTACAGTCGGAGCCTTTGAAAAAGTTTTTCCGAATTTTACAGTAGTATCTTTGTAAGTATTTGCAGGTGTTTCGATAAGAGACGTTGTGCCAAATACTGGGGCTTTTGCTTTTAATTCCGTAATATACGTCAGAATTGTTTTGTTCCCTAATTCTGAAAACTTCCACGTAGATGCAATTCTGCTTTTAATCGTATCGAAAATAACACCAAGTTTTGTTCGATTTGTAATCGGTGTAGAATCTTCAACGATGATATCATCTGTATCATTTACTTCTGTAACTTGTGGAAGTTCTTTTATATATTTTCCATAGATTTTCTGCGCTTTTTCATCAGCCATTTATATCTTCCTCCTTAATAAATAATGTTTGTGTAGCCATACTTTCTAATTCACTAATACGTCTTTCTAACTCGTAAATATCGTCCTCTGTAAGCAGTTTTTTTACATTTATGCCATTGTTCCAAATTGGCTGGCTTAATCCGAGCATGACTGGATTTGCATTAACATCTCCAAATTTAATATTTACAGACGTTCCAGATTCTGTCGTTTCTGTAGTAGCACTGTAAACAGTATAATCAGCATCATTAATGTTCCTTTTTAAATCTCCTGTCATAGCTCCACCAGCGGTCGGGACGTAAGGCTGTCCAGATCCTGAAAAGACTTCGTTTGCCGGAAATTCAATATCAGATTCGCCATTTACGCTCCTACTGCATCCACCGATAGTAATCTGTCTTTCTTTCCCCCATTGGTCAGTTACTATTCCGTCCTGACCATCAAACGGTGTACCATTGATTTTAATATCGTTTTTCAGCGAAGTTGCTTTGATTTGAGACACATCAATATCAACAGATTCACTGCCGTCTATAGTTGCTGTCCCTGTAGCATCGCCGGAAAGAGTTAGTTCAAACGGATTTGTTAATTTATCCGCTGTAGCAACGGAAAGCAGTTGTTTTAAAGTCCCGACAGAAATCTTTAGATCTTCTGTGCTTGTTTCTATGAGCAAGTAATCATTATCTGACAATGTTTTCGCTTCGTTCAACGCTTCAATGTATATCTGGTCCATACTATCACCTACTTACTAGAGCATTCGACAAATCGCTTACCAAAGAGTTTACTTTTTCAACAAGTTTGTCGTATTCTGTTTTTTTAACGTACAGCTGATCTGTCTTTTCCGAAGAATACACTGTGGATCCACTCAACTGTGTATCATCGATTCCGACCTTTCCGGCTATGATTTGGTTAGCCTTGTCGATAGCTTCATTCGCTGTCTTTGACGCTTCTCTTGCGTCTTCGATAGCCTGTTGGATATTCGCCAAGTCTTGCTCAAAATCTTCTCTTGTAGCCAACGTCTTAAATGTTCCGGCTGAAAAACAGATAAATACTTTTTGGTTTTCGGCCACTTCGTCTATAGTTACCGCAAATTCACCGGGGAGCATCTTACTTGCGTCAAAATCTGCAAGTAGTCCCCTACGCATCTGTATAGCCATATTTTCTCCTTTCTATCCAGGGATCCATCTTACAAGAGAAACACCAGATGGTTGTGTCGGTGTCCCTCCACCGCCAGCAGAACCGCCTTTTGTATACCGTAAAACGTAATCCCATCCTCTCGAATAATTATAATATCTGCACACCCATATCTCTGTTCCCGTCTGATCCCCGGCTTCTGGATGTCCTCTTGTAGATGATGCTTGCACCATCTGACCACCACCGATGTACATTGCAGTATGATATTTAACATTTAGCAGTACATCCCCTCTTTGCATTCCAGCACCAGTGGCTCTGTTGCAGCTTGCCGTTACATCCGTGAATCCGCAAGCACGAAAAACATTGTACATATTCCCCGTATAAGTAGCTCCATTTGATTTTACTGGAACTCCGGCTTGTTGCCATGCAGATATTACGAGTGATGAGCAATCATAATCTGGATTCCCCCAACGGTTCGCTTGGCTGTATCCATGTCTGTTATCGTTTGCGATATTAATAGCCCATTGAACCGCACTTTCTGTTTTTGTCATATGCCTGTCTCCTTAAAATGTTGTGCCACTTGCAGTTCTTCCACTGACTAAATTGCCATTCACAAATTTTAAGTAACTTCCGTCACTAAACACGGCAGTTCCTGTTTTTGCTTTGTTTCCGTTAATCACCATCTCCTTTGCAGAAATGGCAATTTGATTTTTACTTAAAAGTTGTAATCTTTTTGAAACATTAAATTCGGAATAACCTTTTCCGATGTTTAGGTAATCCGTAGACGTAGCTCTCGCTTCTATACCATCTAATTCTCCAGAAATGTAACCTGTATATTTTCCTCCAGATGAGTAAAGATCAATTTTTGCATTATGCAAATCTATTTTTCTACCTATAGAATCTTCGGATACATAATGTCCTTTTGCATACACACCTTGATTATTCCATCTCCCTATTTCATTTCCGTCTGAATCTTGCATCGAAAGTACACCATTTTGGTTGTTATAGCCACCAAGTGTCAATGTTCCAGAATGTATCCAATCGCAGTTAATACCTACGGCAGAAAGTACATTAACTACTGCGTTTCCGTTAGAATCAAGTCCGGCATTCCACGTTTTTCCACCGTCTGTAGATACCGCAAAAGCATCCCCGACCATTTTCCAGATAATGTTCGAATCTTCCAGCCGTTCTTTGTTGTGGAGATAAAATACAATGGATTTATCATCCTGTATCTTTTCCGTCTTGAAAAATCCCATCCCTTGTGTCATTAATGCCGTAAGGGATTGAACAGCTTCATCGTATTTGCTGATTTTTTTATCGGCCATTGCAGAAGCCTTTTGTACTGCTTTCGTTTCAGAAGTCACGTACTTACTGCTATTTCTGATTGCATTTTCGGCCGAACATTTCAGCGAAGTAAAACCGAGAAAGTTAAAAGTAATATCAGTCAAGATGGTTTTGTTTACTTTTCCGTTCCTGTCGATAACATAGGCAAGATCCATAAAGTCTGCAAGAGGATAAGAAAGATGTTCGCCGGAAAAATTCATAAATGATACGCCCGTAAGTTTTGCTCCGACTGTATTAACCAGTAAGCTCTTATCTTTGATTAGTGAATTCTCTATACTCAATATGTATCCCTCAGAACCATATGTGTACTGTATCTGTCTGTAATGACATCCAGTGCAATGTTAAGTGCCTGTATTGTTCCATTCTGTCTGTTGTGTTCTTCTACCAGTCTCTTATTCTTTTCAATAAGTTCCTGTACTTCGCACAGTGCCCGTCCTCCGACAGCCTTTGCGTCTTCTACCTCTTTTTGCAAATACTCATTCTTTTCTTTCAGCTTTTCATTCTTTGTAATCATGTCAATGAATTTCTTCTGCATTTCTTCCATATCACGTGAGTCTGGTTTGTTTAATTCTACTGGTATCTCTGTATAGTTTTCCATCATTCTTTCACCGCCCTCCATATATCATTTAAACAATTTACAATCTCTATCTGCGATGCTGTTCGGAGAATTCCATATTCATAATATTTCCATTCCCCGTTTTTCTTTCGCTCTAACACTCTGGTAGATAGGATGTGCATGGTGATAAGTCTATTTTGCTCCACGGAATAAAACTGACTTGTCCCCATTTTTATAACTAATCCTTTTTGCAGTATTGCTTTCTGTAACTTTTTAGCAATGCTATTTAGATTTGCCATACACTCACCTACCTTTTCCACATACAAAAAATAGCACCTCCCACGATAATTACATCTTACCGTCAGAAGTGCTATTTCATTGTCCCCGTTATTTAGTTTTATTTCTATTCTGATACTTATATTTTACCATAAAATGCACATTTTTTCAATGTTTGGTTGCTCTATGTTCATTTCTTTGATATTGACTTTTTATCTTTTTTAGATTAATATATATCTATCAGCAATCTTTGTTGATTCTCACGGTTCCATGATTTTCGTGAGTGTCGTTTCAGTCAATGGTGGAACGTTGAGTTGAAAGATGTTAGAATTTAAGAAGAAATTCAGAATTTAGGTATGGCTTTTAGCTATGCCTTTTTTCTTTCATATTGTTTTAAAATTTCGTTCCATTCGCTCATTTTTTCCTTTATACAATTTCAATTACTTCTGCTTCTTCAACAATTACTTCGTTTTCGTCATTCCCATAAGAGTAAGAGTCCCCACCGATTATTACAATGTTGTTTCCATCGTAGATAGATGATTCTTCAATAGCTCTTTCGATTATCTCTTTTGCTTCTTCTACATCATCAGTGTCAATCAGTTCAAACATTGCGTATCCACATACGCCGTCCATTTCCTCTGGTTCTTCTGTGTCATATGAACTGCACTCATATTCTTCATTCCACGCAAAGCTGTTTCTGCAAATGTCACCAATTTTATATTCTTCATCCGGGCAACAATGGCGAATTGCTACCACGCTATAATCATTTTTTTTAATTGTTTCTAAGATTTTTTCTACATTCGTCATTGTTTTTACCTCCTATAATGTGTTCCTCTCTTAACTGTCTTTATTATAGCATAGTGGTGTCCACTAGTCAATGGTTTTCATTTTTTCTTTCTTAATAGTTATCACTCCGTCTTTTTCTTCTAGGACAACACTTCTATCATCTTCCGTAACGCCCAGTGCCTTTATCATTCCTACCGGAACAGAAATACGGTAGTTCTTTGTATTCTTGCCAGATGTTCCTCCGGCTTTATTTATCATGACGTTTCTTTTTGCTTTCTCCATTACTATCTCCTTTTTATCGCAATATTGCAATCACTTCCGCGTTTCTTATAATGATTTCGTCTTTATCGTTTCCGTATTGCATTACGTTTCCACCGATTAAGTATGTTTTTTCTACGTAAGATTTTACAGCTTCAATCATTTCTTCGATATTGTTTTCAGATACTTTAAGTGCACATGTGCCGTCAAGTTCTCCACCGTCGTAGAATCCGACATAAGGACCGTCTGAAATGCTTTATTAAATCATTATGCATGTTTCGTTTTCGCCCTCGTAATTGTCTTCCGCTTCTTCCGCTTCTTCCAGGCTTGAGCAGATCGCTATTGTTTCATGGCTAGGTATTTCAACGACTTCAATTTTCATCTCTGTGCTTTCTAATGTGTCAATAAAATCTGTCTGTACAAATTTGCTTTCGTCTTCGTCATATTCAAATTCATTTTCTTCAATTACATACTCTTCAACCTTGTAGAATGTCATTCCGTGGTAAGAAAATTTGCTAACATCTGTTTTACGTTTTGCAAGTTCCTTTTTCGCTTCCTCCAGTGTATCGAATGTTTTTATATATTCCGGCGAATCGTCAAAAGCCGTGCATCCTTCTTCAATTTCTTTTCTATCTTTATACTTAATTTCTGCCGTTCTTTTTACCAAATCATATTTTTTCATTTTTCTTCCTCCTGTGATGTGTTCCTTTCTTAACTGTCTTTATTATATCACAGTGGTGTCCACTAGTCAAGTAAAAAAATAAAAGATTTCAATTATTTTCAAAATCTTTTCTCTTAATCTATATATTTATATTTCCGGCTCACGTCTTTGCTTTTTTTAATCATATAATAGAATCTTGGTCTTTTCTTCTTTTTCTCCACTTCCTACCGCTGTTGGTACTGCATAAGTGGAAAATTTTACCTCTAATTCTGTATTAAAATTATTGATTGCTTTAATAAGGCCAATACAGCCAATCTGGAACAGATCATCCGGATTCTCTCCACTTGCACCGAACCTCCTTATTACACTTAAGACAAGTCTTAGATTACCTTTGATATATTCTTCTTTCGCTTCCTGATCTCCCGCTTTAATACGCACAAACAAAGCTTCCTTCTCCTTTTCATTCAGGATCGGAAGCTTTGCTGTATTCACACCACATATTTCTACTTTTCCCTGTGCCATTGCGAACCTCCTGTCAGAATCTTCTCTATCAGTTTCTAGTAAAATGATTCTCCATATCGCACAGGCTTATGCGGATTCTTATGAAATTAAAAAAACTTTTACTCCTTGACATCCGGTCTGACGTCGG